AAGGAGCATATCGCATTATTTCAATAATTGCATCCTTTGAGGTATTTTGCTGATAATACCTTTCATATAAAGTTGCATCCTCAGCCGCGTATATCGAATAAACCATGTTATTTCACCATTTTATAAATAAAAAATAATTTTTTAATATGCTTTGACACGTCCTCTTATATCACCATCTGGAAATCTGATTTCCCAAATTGAGGGATCTAATGATGGATAAATAATACCATCATAAGTTGCTGCGTTTATATTATAAATATTTCCTGAATATCCTAATGTTGTATCAAATAAATTTTTCACAGTAACATCAATAATATTTTGAACTCCTTCAGTTCCAGCCAATAATCTGAATATGTCCGATATTACAATCGGTTGTCGTATCTGCCAGCGATCAATATTAAAAAACTCTTTAAGTTTCGTCATACAATTTAAAAGAACTTCTTTTGCTGAAAAATAAGATAACGCCGTTATTTCAAAATCTACTCCAATATTTATAATATAGGCATCTCTAATTGAAATTGAATCCGTGATTATCCTATATTTATCAATATAAGTTTTTAAATTCTCTTTTATTGCAGCATTAGCTTTTACTAATTTTTTGTTTGCATCATATGATAATATATACAAATTTAAAGCTAAAGGATTTCTCTTTTTTTCATCTGTCAATGGAACCAATTGATCATCTTGAGTTATATATGATTTTGCTATAGACCCAAATTTAGCTGGCATTGATAGTGATCTTAAAATATAATCAGTCTCTGACACGGCTCTATCTTGTGCAGCAAAATATGCTAAAGCATTATATTTGATTTCTTCTATAGTTTCAGCATCTCTTCCCCCCGTTGCTGGATCAGGATTACTGCAAGCTAATGAGTTTTTTACTGTTGAAAGTAACGTTTGATCTAATGAGGTTTCATCAATATTATATTGTACTTCAATTATATTTGTTATTGATTTCGGTAAAACATTTGCCGAAATTCCACCTCCTATTGTGTACTTAATTGTTAATGTAGTATTATGCGGAACTTGACCATAAGCATTGGAAAATAAAAAATTAGATAATGCCCAAGAATAATTTAATTTAGACATTCCTGTTGGAGTCATCATCCCGACATTATCCGGATTAGGAATAATTTCTTCATCTGTAGCCGTTTCCACTCCCGAACCAAATTGCATTTCTATTTTTCCATCTGTTCTATATCTAGTAATAAATCTTTTTGGAACCCTTTGATTTTTTAATAAATAAGGAGTTTGATCTCTTAAGTTATATAATGTTTGTGAATTATCGATTGTATTTTCTGCAGCTGTAAATATACTATCTTGAGCCAAATAAGGAACTTCATACCAATTATTTCCATCAGAATCAACAACACTATCGACCGAAATTATATTTGTGTCATTTAATAGTATTTTTGAATATCTAACTGGTTCATTAAATGTTACAGTAACTGTTTTTTGATCCCCCGATTCGATTTTTATTTGTTTTTTTAATAAATAATATGTTGGAGCCCCAGTACTGTCAACTTGATATATTGTCGCGGTTGTAGAATCAAAAGAACTAGAAAATGAAAAATCCAATTCTGTATTTGTTCTAAAAATTACTCCTGTATCTGACCCTACTTTCATACCCGAAGCAATTTTTAAAGCATAATTATAATCGGGTCTTATTGCTGCCCCAGTTCCAATTGATGGAATTAGTTGATAAACATCTAAATTAGTAATAGCTGGAAAAATTGCTCTTGGTTTATAACCAAATGCTTGAGCCATAGGAATAATATTCTTCCGTTCTTCGGCTAATAAAAATAAATTTTCTTTTATATTTACATCTTCATAATATGATAATATGTCACCAACTGCAGATGTCATATCTATAAATGCAGTAGCAGGATCATTTGGAGAAAAATCTGAAATAGTATCTTTATAATATGTTCGGCATAAAGAAATTAAAAAAGATCTTAAACTTGAAAAATCTTTATTTAAATAATTAATGTTTATATTTTTATCAATTGCCATCTAATCACTCCATTACTTTACTTCTACTTCAACATTTTGTAATTCTTCAGAATAAGGTACTGTAAAAAATACTTTAATTAAAAATGCATGTTCATTACTACCATCTTGATAAACCTCTATTGATACAATAGTTACTTCTGGCATCCATTCTGATATTGCTGAAACTATATCATTTTTTAATGTTTCTTCTAAATTTACTCCTTGTTCAAATATCCTTTTTTTTAAATTTGATCCATAAGTTGGAAACATTCGCCTTTCACCTTTGGCGGTCATAATTAAATTTATAATATTCGTTTTATATTGGTCTAACGTGGTAAATGTTTGAGAAAAAAATGTAGTAGAATTTTCAGTCAATGGGATCGAAATCCCAATTGGTTTTTTTTGGACGTCTAATATATTTATTTTAAATGATGATTGCATTTTTATTCCCGTTTCATATTGATAAAATCATCAACAGAAGGTATTGATTCCATATTTTCTAATTGTAGCTCTTGATTTTGTTCTTCTACTATCTGCCCCATAAACATATCATTATTCGATATTTCAGTATTACCCATTGTCATAGAAATAGGTTTTTCCATTGGAATGTTTTTCCCAACCATCAAAGAATTGATAATATTTTCTGAAACTTCTGGCCCTTCGTCTTGTATAGGATTATTAATCATATCAATTTTTGTCTCAATCAAAATATTATCTATAATTGAATTTCCTGTTTTTATTGGTGGTTTTATAGGAGGTTGCTGTTTTATTATTTTTTTAGTAATTGTATTTTCTTTAAATGAAGATTTTATTTGTGGTTGTGTCCCGGCTTGTGATTTGATATGCTTTATAGTTTGAGAAGGATTAATCCCAGATGCAGCTAATTCTTTAAATGCCAATTTTATTTCTGATCTTATTATAAGACGAACTTCGTCATCAATATATTTTTTAATAATATTAATTAAATCACTTGTTTTCATAAAAATACATTTATTAAATAATTATTTATTTTTTAATTTTTTTAAACTTCATTTTCTAAATCACGCAATTGCTGTGCTTTTTTTGACGCATATTCTTCTTGTTCCTTGGTTAATTGTTGGATTTTTTGGGCAAGTAATGTCAAAATAGTTGCTTTTTCTGCTATTGAAAGAATAGCAGAAGCTGCAGCTTTTACTTGTAAACTTGCAGCCGTTGCAACAGCCCCAGCACCTTGTGGAAGAGCCGCTATAATCAACCCCGCCTTTGACTTTACTTCAGAGAGAGCGGCTTCTTTATATTCATCTGCTTTTGCTAAAGCAAAAGATTTTAATTTTTCAATATCATTATAAGAATCTATTTCTTGTTTGATTGATTCAATTTTTTGCTTTGATTTTTCTACGGACATCTCTTTAACTAACTTATATCAACAATTAAACCATTTGTAACTTTTACTAACTGTCCATCAAATGTTGTAAATGCACCGGTAGCTCCAACTTCGAATTGCGGAATTCCCTTTATTTTCCCTTGAAAAAATAACGATTCCCCACTTATTGTTATTTTTTTACTATTCAAACTAATACTTTTACTTGAATTTAATGCAATATCATTTTTTGTATCTATATTTACTGATTCTTTTGATGATAAATGAATAGTTTTTTTTGAATTAAATAAAATACTATCTGTTTTTGATTGAAAAAATAATCTATCTGAATTTAAAAGTATTTGATTCCCAATATAACTAGATTGTGGTTTTGGTCTATTTTTTGTTATAAAATAAGATCCTTCCTCATCTGAAGATTGTGTTATTCTTATTTTTTGGTTTTCACAAATATAGATTGAAGATGAATCTTTATTTATATCCTCAATTCTTTGATTTCTTGACGAATCTTCTTTCCCATTAATTGTAATAGCTATAAATGGATTACCATTATTTCCAGATTTCGACCAGGGATTTTTGTTTTTAGACACACTTCCAAACCTCATAGTATTCCCCCATCTTCCCTGAAATATAATGTCTCCCTCATATGGAAGTAATGATGGAATATTTGCTTTTGATTCAAAATATTTTCCAAATTCAGGATCCGTTTGGCCACTAGTGTTTCCAGAAAATGTAGAATAAGCAGATGAATTTGATTCTTTTTGGGGTTGAACCGCTGTAGAATATGGAGTAGGATTAAAGTTCACGATATTCCAAACATTAACTAATTCCGAATAATAATAACTACCCATTCCGGGAACTTCATTTGTAGTTGAAGTTGCCGAACTAATTATTAAAACAGATTCATGTTTTAATGGTACTTTTTGTATATAACTGCTTATAGGTTTTGCAAAACCAGCCGGGCCATAATAAGAATAAAATTGAATTATACCTATATCATTAATTGAATTATATAATGGGTGATCTTTATCAAGAATAATATCAATAACTTCAGCAGTAAAAATTTGAAATTGTTTGCTATCAATTTTATCTTTAAATTCGGAATTGAATTTATCGGGAGGTTTTAGATTTGATATAGAGTTAATCATCTTTTTTCTCTAATAAATTATCAATATCCCTTTTTAATTCGGCAAATATATCATCTGATTGGGACATTTCTTTTATTTCATTTAATAAATTATCTGTTTCCGAAAGTTCGATAGGATTTGAAAAATTTCCTGTTAATTCAGTTATAATATCCGAACATTTTTCACTTATTTGCTTCGTCCCAGATGATTCTATCATTTTTGTTCTTAATAATTCGAGTTCCTTCATCTCAGATTCAGAAAATGATATCCCCCCTAACCCATCTACTTCTCCTAAAGATTTTTCTTTTGCAATTGATCTTTGAATTACAGCAGCTATTTTAACCAATAATTCATCATTATCCACTTCTATTTCTAGACATTCTTTTAATACAGGTACAATAATTGTTGCTTCGGTTATATTATTTATCAACGAATTTAAATGATCAACTAACTCTTCAATTTTTTTTGATCTTTTTTGCTTAGATGTATAAATATCTTCTATAATATTTGCAAATGTCTTTTCTTTAAAAATTATTTGATCAAAATCTGACATTCTTCAGTTTTCCTTTCTTTTATTTTGTAGGGATGAAATTGTACAAGTCCAGTTTCTAAGTAATTTGATGCAATTGTTTTATAAATAGATTTAAACTTAGCAACAACATGTGTGATTTGAATTGATTCAATAGTTGGTAAAATTTCTCTTATTGTCAAATAAATTGCTTTTTTATTTAAAATTGTTAATCTATCTCTATTTCTTAATATATCTAATAATGTTAAAGCGATCCTATATTCTGGTCTTGTTTTTATAAAGAAAAAATCAAGATTATTTTCTAAATAATCAATAATTTTTTCAAAAAATATTACCTTTTCTTCTACAGCTAAAGGATTATCTTCTTCATATAAAAAATCAGCATCATTTAAACTTTCATGTAGTTTCAAATAAGAATAATGTTCTCTACTCATATTTATTAAAAAGTTTTTTGATATAACAGTAAAATATGAAAAAGCCCTACCAGAATTTCGATCATAATGTGGCATTTTTTCTAATAAATGAGAAACTGTTTTATTCTGCGTTTCCTGGACTGTTATACCTGGAAAATAAAATCGTAAATCATTTATCCAATATTCAGCTAATTTATTAAATGCTTCATTAATATAATTATTAAAAAGATAATTTTTTTTAATTTGATCATCAGTATTGTTATAATCAACAATAGCTTGTTCAGTTTCTTTGTTAAAATAATAATTTTTTAGTTCTTTCACAATCATGTTTTAAATAAGAAAAAAAATGGTAGTTATGAACCGGTTTCCCAGCATCATAACTACCATTAAGAATTAAAATTTTTAGTAGACTATTCTCTAATTTTTAATTTAGAGCTTAGATCCGCAATATTTGCAGAAGTTATCCTTTTGTTTTACAGCTTTTCCACAATTAGGACAAAATATATTCTTAAGATCTCTCTTATCAATTAATTTTGCTGAAAATGGTAAAATTTGTAAATTAATAGTTTTAAATGGCCAAAAGTTGAAATCACCATAATAATTAGAAAATTGTTGATTTGATTTCGACCCTTGCTCGATTCTCCCCGTTTCTACTTTTTCTGTTTCATTGGGGCTTAATACATCAAGGCTACAATTAAAACTTTTTCCTGAACAAAGATTCATATCCGATGAGATATTACCGTTATAAATTTCATTCCATTTTTTATAATTTGAATTATCTACCCACCCAGTATAATAAGTTGTAATAGTATTAGTATATAATTGTTCATTATAAAATTCAACTTTTACTTTTCCATTTGATTTAATTGCTTCAAGAGCTTCCGCTGAATTATCAATGGAATAAGTATTAAACTTGAATTTCTGGTTACTATCAATAAACCGTTCAAGCCAAATCCTCTCTCCGGGTTTAATTACCAATAATGAACTTGAAATTTGTACATCATTTATAAAAACCTTTGCAGCAATTGTGTTTGATGTAGGATTAAATAGTTCAATTTGAAACTCTGTTTCATTTTTTAGAAAAAAGTTACCATTTTGATATTCTGGTAAAACACTTTTGTTAATAGCAATTTTCGCTGTCGGCTCTTTCGAGCTAATTGTTAAGTTTGTCATTATGACCTCCTATTTTAATTAAAATTTTGCTAACTTCTTTATTGCCGAAACAATTCAAAAGCTATCCCTAACTCGAAGCAAACAAAAAAGGCTTTATGTTTCTTTTTTAGATTCTGGGTTAATTCTAAACTGGAATCCATTTAGTTCATCTTGGATTAATTGAATATTTTTAAAAAACCACCCGATTTCATCATCAGATGCAAATATTCCTTTTTTATCTATATCATTTAAAATCGTTTGCGACCAGATAATTTTTTCTTCAATACTGCCAAAAACTACTAAAGCTTTACTAACTTCTGCTTTTAAAGCTTCATTATTTTTAATAATTATTTTTTGAGTTTTATATAAATTTCTTATCATAAATATAAGAATACATATTATTATAAAACATATAGCTGAAATAATTATCCAAGTTAACATGTCATTTATTATTAAATATATCGTCAAATTTATTTTCTAATTCCTTTATTTTATCTTTCTTTTCTTCTTTTGTAACTTTTTTATTTTTATTTTTTCTATATTGTTCATATTCTATTCTATATGACATATAATCAGCTTGTTGTAAAATAAAAACTAAATTACACTGGGGGATTTTATCTTCAGCAAATTGGGTTAAATATATTTTATTTTTTTCTTTATACATTCCATCGTGAGCATAGATAGCAATAAATTCATATTCGGACATTTTTATCCCATATTGATTTAATATCCAAAGCGATCTATCAGAGTGATCAAAATACGGAATATTAGGATTTTGTTTATATATTTCTCCTCTATTTTCTATATGCCATTTTGAATCATTGGGTATATAGTTATCTTCTATAAGATTCCCCACTTTTCCAATATCATGAACTAAAGCACAAAAAACAAGATCCTCCTTTGTATATCCAGAAAGATCCGAACTCATTTCCTGCCAAATTTTATAAATTTTTAATGAATTTTGAATTACATTTAATGTATGTATAACTAATCCCCCAGGCGAAGCCAAATGAAAGTAATTTGTTCCTGACGCTGGACTTATAGCTATTCTATCACCTAAATCATTAAATAGTTTTAATAATTTTTCTTTTCTTTCCCCTGAGAATGTTTTTTCAATTATTGAGAGTAAATTATTAAAATTATCTAATATTTCAGTTTCTGTTAAGTTTCCCATTATTTCTTTTTTGATAAAACTTTTATTTTTTTATCTTTTTGTTTAATCTCCTTTTCTATTTTTTTTCTTTGTCTTGGTAGTAATTCTATTTTCATAAGTTCCTTTTTTAATTGGGTTATTTCAGAAAACAAATGATTTTTTTCTACTTCTATTTTTTCTTTCTCTCTGGGTGTTAATTTCTTCTTTTTTGGTTTCGGGACAACGACTGTTGGTTCTAATGTTCCTTTTAAATCAACTTGTTCAGTTCCTTTATAATAAACATTTTTTTCTGAATCTACATAAATCTTCATAAATTTCCAGCCCCTTGGTTTTACTATTGAAGATTTTTTTTGTCCAAAAGCTTTCGGTGGTTCTATTATTTTTTGAACACATCTCCAACATGTTACCTTTACAGTGCCAGCCGTACAATTGTTTACTGGATCTTCACATATTTTACAAGGTAAAGTAATAAGTTCTCCATGATTATGACTTATATCTTTTCCTCTTGATTTAATGTTTGTACCTTTTCTTCTGACTTTCATAACTTTAGTTTTAAAAATTAATATTTTATTTTTTAATTTGGAACCATTCCACCATCCGGATTCATATGAGTTGTCGCTGGTCTTGGAGGATCAAAGGTTTTTAAAATTTCAATAACTTCCTTTTCAGCAGTATTTTCTTGGATTTTTTCTACTGGAATTTCTTGATTATTTTCCATATTATTTGTAGTGTTCATTTCAGTTTCCTTTATTAATTTTTCTGAAAGATTAACTTCTGCAGGAGGATCATATGGTGTATGATTGTTAATTTCTATAAAATCCGGGGTCGATATGTTTTTAGGAGAGTCCAATTCAGATTTGTTATCCGGTTTTTCAGAATTTAATTGTTCTAAATCCTTTTCTTTAATAGTATAAATATAAGCATTTTTTTTAAGAGATTCAAAATTATTTTCATCAATATTTATATCTTCTTTTAGATCTATTGTAGATATATCATTATTTATTTTAACATCTTTCTTTTTTCTTTGTTTCGTCGATGATGATTCTTTTTTTTCTGGAATGTTTTTATTTATTCTACTTTTATCAAGAGTCATTTGGCTAAATGCCATTAGAAGAACAACTGCAGCTGGATCAAATATACTTATAAATAAAGCTATAAGCCATTTAATAATATTATCCATTGAATTTGATGTTATTCTTGATAAATATTTTAGAGGATCTAATCTTGCTTTATTATTATCTATTATTACTGTTTGTATTATTTCATCTGTTTTTTGAATAGAATCGTTTAATGATGTCGTTTTTAAAATTATTCTATCTATTTTTTTATTGGCTGAATCAATATCAATATTTGCTTTATTAATTAAATCTAAAGTTGATTTTTCGCTCCTGTTTCTAGCATTTAATGAATCGAGTCTTCTTTCCTGAGAAGATCTTTGAGAAGCTAATTGGATAGCTCTCTGTTCATAAAATAATTTCTGTGATTCAAGATTTTTAATCTGAGATAAATAATAAGTTTTCTTATTATTCAATAATGAAATTTTATTTTCTTGAGTATTTAATTCAACAGAAGATATTTCATACCCTGAACTTAGAATTCCAAAAATACCAGCACTTGTAATTATCATACAAGTAATAATCATTACCCCTAATATAGATCTAAAAGCCCAGTTTATTGTTTTCCAACGTTGGTATAAAAATGCTACTGATACTATTTTACCTAATTCTATTACAGATGCCATAACAATTACAGCTGCTGAAATTCCAGAAAATATTAATGAAAGTCCATATATAGAAAAAGAAGCTGAACATATAGCAATAGCAATAGCTGTAAATCCTACAAGAAATCTCAAAACTTTATTATCCTGCATCAACATTAGTTTTCTCCGTTGATAATTTTATAGTTAAAAGTTCTTTACTTATTTCTGAATCATATTGTATTTTTTCATCAGAATTAATTTCTAATAAATAATTATCTACTTCTTCAATTTTTTTATTTTCTTTTTTACTAAGAAATTCATCTATAATTATTTCAATAGACTTTTTATCTGTAATAATTTGTGAAATAATTTCAGCATCATCAATCTTCTGACATAAATAAATGACGTTATTCTTTCTTAAAATAATATCATATGAATATTGTTGTTTAATTTGGTCTAATGTTTCAATATCAGGTTCTTGAAAGCTGTTTATAACAAGATATGCATTATCTTGATATTTTACTATAGATGGAAAGTTATTCATATTGAAATGTTGGTGAAACTTGTCTGTAAACTACATCATTTAATAAAAAGGTAATTATATTTTCAGTCTGAAAAGAAATTATTAATTTTCTGAAATATTCATATTCTTGATCATGTAATAATGAAATAAATGATTTGAATGATTTAAAATTAAATAAAAAATAATATTTTATTTTATTTTGAGTCATTTTCCATAAAAAAAGAACATATTCATTATTTGTTTTTTCAATTTGTTTTCTAGATAATGATGGATTTTCAGTTGAAATGGTTTCATCTATATATTCTGTTGCTTCATCGATAATTGAATTTAAAAAATCATGAAATGATTCTTCAAAAAGATCTTTAAATTCCCATTCAAATAAGTTTATAAAATAATCATTATTTCCAGAAAGTTCAAGAGGAATTTGTTTCATTATTTAATTTTTTTTTCTTTTAGTTAGAACTTTCTTTCCTTCGGAAAGAATTAAATAATTGTTATATTTAAAAAAGAAATATATTTATATTATTTAATAATATTATTTTAAGCAACTTAACAGTTGCTACTTTTCGTTTTTTTTTCTGCTTTTCAACGCTAAGGGCATACTTCTCCTTCTTGGCTTTTTATCATTTTCACATTACAATTATATAGTGAGTGATAAATTCCAACTTTGTTTATTTTTTTATACTTGGCCAAGTGCTTGAAAAGCACTTCAGTAACTTTGTTTTTATTTGAAACTGACATTGGGTTTGTGCTGTTATGCACAATAAGGTTTTGGGTTATTTCTCCCTAATTGGTCTACAGGATTCCTCCCATATGAAAATATATTTTAAATTATGGTATTTGTTGGCCACTCGGCTTCTAAGAGTGTATATTCATTTTTGAAGTCTCGTATTTTTTTATCTAATTTGGGTAAGTTAATTTTACCAATTTTATCTCCCTTAACTTCTAATACTGCTATTTTAATGAGTTTTTTTACTTCTTCTGTAGTAAATACCACTCTTCCTGAATTATCTGTAAGAGCTTTGACTAAATTAATTGCAATTGATTTCATATTTCTAAAAATTTAATTCGACTTATGAATATAATATAAAAAATTTTTATGAATAATTCAAAAATATTTTTAAAAATTCTTAATCCCGTCTCTTATCTTGGTTATGTTCACGATTTCACATTTCTGTGCGAATGATTTGACTGATCTATGTGTACATCACAACCAGAATTGTCATTCCAAATTTCATTAAGAATTTTTCTTTGTAATGAGAACCAGAGTTGAATTGGCTATCAAAAAATATTTTAGTAGCGCAGATCCGATTCGAACGGATGATAACTTTCGTTATTTTGGTTTATGAGACCAATGAGTTAGGCCACTACTCTACCGCGCAATATTTTAATCTTTATAATAAAACTCTTTATCTTTATGCCTATTTAATGACTTAAAAATTTTATCATCATTAAACCGTTGATTATTCACTTCTATAATATGTTTAAACCAAATCATTTCAGCTGTTTTTTTCCAAGTGTCAAATATAGTTAACTGATTATTTATAGAAAATTCATCTTGTAATATTTTAAATCCATTTTTATCAACTACATAAAAATTCTTAAATCTATCTCGTTTTATTTTTGCATTTGGAAATAATTTTTGTACTTTTCGTTTGGCTCGTTGATATTCAATTTTTCTTTTAGATGATAACATAGTTAAATAAATTAAATAACTAAAAAAACTAATTGCTGTCTACAGAGGAATCGAACCTCAGAAAATGTACTTTTCTGTTCCCTGCTCAGCGCGCTGTTAAATGAGCTTTAACTGTTAGACAACCAAAGAATGTTATTTCTTTGTAATTGAGTCGATAATTTTAATCGAATCAACATTCATAATGGAAGTATCTTTAACAATAGAATCAGATGAAATTGAATCTATTGATGAATTTGAATTAGTACAGCTTGGTGTGCTAATAAATGCAAGTGAAATAAATGCCATTACGAAAAAAATTAAAATAAGTCTTTTCATTAATTTACCCTCCTTTCTAGTGTTTCAATGAATTTTAGTTTAAATAAATATAATATAAAAATTTTTTTTTAAAAATTCAATTTTTTTTTAATTTAGTTTTTGAACAAATGTAAACCCCGATTTATTTTTAGGATCAAAATTTGGAAGTGTTTCTTTAACTTTGTTGTATAACTCACTTATATTGATCATATATTTTCCAGAATAATCTTGACGATGTGATGCATTTACCACTATCTCATCAGATATAAATCCTAATTGGAATGCACGAAGAATAGTAATCATTTTAGCAACATTTCTATCGCAGATATCAGACCATAAGACGTATATATCTGTTCCATATATACCCATTGCATCTAAAGTAAGTAAATTACCAAATCCCCCTAATAAATTGTCTGGATCTATTTGGTCACCATATTTTAAAAGATCCATACAAGCAGTTAGCGCACCTGGATTATTTTCCGATATTTTTTTAATGGCCTCTATCATTGTGTCCATTAATTCAATTCTTGTGTTTTGATTCATTTTAATTATAATTTTTTATTTTTAATTGCAATAAAAATAGTGTATGGAAATAATAAAAAATTCACAAAAAAAGCAATTAAACAATTTAACCATATTCCGTAAAGATTTTTTGATATTATATATTGTTTATAAGTAGCATACATTCCCCATGTGAAAGCTAATATTAAATATATAAATAAATATATCATCCCCATTAGTTCAGGAATTATAGATTTTAAAGTTTTTCAAGTTTGGTTTCCCATTTCTTAACTCTATTTAATAGTTCAGTATTAACAGTTTCTAAAAATTTTCCATAAGCATTAGCAATTCACCGGGTTCCGGGAATATCCTAACCCGGGCCAATCGATGTTTGTTTTATTCATTTTGTTGCGTTTAAAAACTGTTTAACCCATTCCCCGGCTTCTGCGAAAGTTTTATCCACAAAGCCCATCATCTCTTTCACTTCTCATTCGCTGAACAGGACCATTTCTATCATCATGGCTGTTAATAATCTCTTGTAATGCAATTGCTTTGGATTCCAACCATTCCGTGTATCTGTCGCTATATGTTCCCGTTACGGGATCAATAGCTGTTTCTGTTTCGTTTGGGATGTGATTAAATTCGCTTTGTAAATCAATTACGTTCATTATTTTTCTCCTTTCGTTTTATTTTTGAATTCCCTTTTTGTCATGTCGATAAAATACTTTTTATAAGCCGGGTGATACACTCCGTATTTCTTAATCAACTCTTCATGACCCGTACAAGCAACCGCACTGAACACATCATAAAGTTCAACTTTAATTACATCATCACCCGGCTTGATGACCCTGTTACAAATCAAACATTTTTGGTTGAACCGTCCGCATTTGTTACACTTAACACAAATTTCACCGTAAGTCAGTTCTGGTGATTTGCAGTTCTTTATGGGCGCAAAATCAATAAATCCATTACTCATTTTGGTTCTCCTTTCGTTTTATTGTGCAACGGCGGTGATGCTTTGAGAGCTTGACCTGTTCGATCTTACAGGTTGCTATACATAAGCACCCGCCTAT